CGTGGAGCGGCTTCGTACGCTTGGCGTAGTGACTTGTTAGCCACATTAGCCAGCACATTCGGCAAATCAGAATTACCTTCGAAAGCACGTGATACAATCTGCAAACGATCCATGCCGCGATATTTAACACCGCGAGCATCCAGACACTCTTTTGCAATGTCGATCATGCTGAGACCGGCATACTGTCTAGCGCCGTCACTTAATTTCGCGCTTGGATTAGCACGATACATGACAGCTTCAGTCATTAAACTGCGGCGCGTTTCTGTTTCGTCAACAGTGGTAAAAATATCAGCACGGCTAGAAATTGGTGCGCTTTCTGTGCGGGCAGCTAATTTCTCCAGAACTTGCGCTCTAGCAGCATCAACAGTAACATCACCATCAATCAATTCATCCGCATACGACATATCAAGACCTGCAGAACGCACGGCCACACGGATATCACTTGCACGCTGTCTTTCTTGCTTGACTGCATCGGCCTTAGCTGCTGAGCGGATCGCATCAACATCAACAGCCGGTTGAGTTACTACAGCCTCATCGGTTCTTTGCTCCATTTCCTTATCTCCATTAATATCAATCGATCTTCCTAGTCCAACAGTCGCATCAGCCGGGATGTCACACAAAGTAACTTCCATCGGTAGCCATTTTGTTACTCTGTACTCATCCGGCATGCCCTCTTTATGTGAGACTAAGGTGCGCTCAAGTATCTGATAGCCAACTGACACATTCTGTACAATTTCGTCTTGTATATCTTGCAACAACCCTTCCATGCCAGCTCTGCGCGATAACTTAACCTCGACATATCCGCGACCATCCTGCACCCATGCCCGCACAGTTTTACCTATAGATCTGAGTGCAGACTCTTCTGTTTTGCTTGCGCCATGATTGAGCAACACTGGGGCGCCATCATTAAGCCTAGAAAGATCTATTTCGCCGTCTTTATGCCCAAGTATCTCAACCCACGGATCATCAAACCAAGATTGGCGCAAATAAGGCGATTCCGATGAAAAAGGGAATTCGAGCACCATGTTACCTGGCATTGATTCGCTTCCATCTTCCTCGGCGCGTTTGGATATGCTTAAACTCAAGCTGCGAGTGCTAAGTAAATCTTGTTTTTTGTCTGTCATGCAAGAAAATCTCCATAATTCCCGCAATGATTACATACGCTTAATTTCATTTATATCGAAAAATGATAATAAAAAAGGGCAGTGTCTCAGTTTGAATTTCGATCTTATTGAATTTGTTTGCATCAATGCTATCTATCATAGCAGCATGAGCTAATGCTCTCATTAGAATCTCTGCTTTCTGAGCTTTATCCAATTGTTGTTTTTGCAAAGCTCCTGCTTCTCTAGCTTTAAGCCAAATATCACAGATGACCGGCAATATTCTTGCATCATAACCAGTAATTATTCTTTTGCCATCCACATACTCGATAGGCTTTAATATGGGCCCGTCATTTAAACTATTGTTTATGAAAGGCTCTAGTTGCCCAGGAGCCAAAAAAACCGGCAAAAGGGCCCCGTCATACTTAGCAGCATTTTTGAGCCTTTTGGATGCTCCACTTGCCTCTCCAAACAGTGCTTTTGTTATCCCATATTCAGTCAAAACCCTTATAGGATCTTTATCTTCACCACTATTAATAATCGCACAAGGTATTGTCACATCAGCAAGTTTTAAATCATTCTGCTTGAGTATGACATGCGGCAATGGCAGCAGGTATCTCAAATACTCTTTGGTCTATGAATGACGTTGTTGCTTTGATTGATGCTAAAGAAGCACTGAAAGATAGAAGCAGGGGAAAATATAAAGCCAGAAATTAAAAACAGAAACCCGCCATAGCGGGTTTTAATGTTTAGTGTTTTTACTATGCATCTTTCTGTTCAGATCTAATATTAATTATTGAAAATAATTCATTTAAACTTGATTTAGACATCTTGTCGGAGCTTTCTTTTATAGCTTGATCAATAGCCTGATTAAATGATTCTTTCTGTGCTTCATACGCCAAATAAAATGGCGAAGAGCTAGCCATAGATATAATGTTCATAATATTATCTCCCTCTCGCAACGGGCTTGATTGATTAATTTTTAAGCGGATCAGGTGGCGGCTCATTCTGTCCACCTATGCCTTTAACCTTTACATTATCCATTGGATGGGTTATTCCCGCATTTGCAAATCGCTCTTTTTCTGCAATTAAATCCTCAAACACTTTATCAGGGTCATACCCACGACCGCGCACAGATTCAGCCCATGTTTTTAATCCCAAGCCTATTTCCATGCCTTCGCCTTGCACATCTTTGACCGGGTCAACCCAATCGAATCTCGGTGTGGTCCACTCCACGTCAACATCAGCGCTCTTGATCTTGCCTGATATAACCGCCACATCCAAAAACTTTTTAAATATTTTCTCGCAGACAATAGGTATAAAATTGATCCACTGCCATTGCTCAACCTCGCGCCGAAAATCCAATGTTCCGGCGCGAATTGATGAATAATTAACCTGAGAAAGGTCCCCAGTCATTTGCTCGTAAGTCACTCCAGCACCTACAGCAATCGCATGGAGCCTATCGTTAGTGTACCCAACATCCCCAGTGGAAGTAGACGGATTTGAGAATGATATTTCTTCACCTGGATTAAGGTATTGCACCATAACTGGGGAAAGTTCTTCGATTCGCTCATTGTTCGAATCTGCTGTTTCTATGCCGACATTTCTATTTTCATCGTCTGTTTTGACAAAAGCCGCAATGCACGCCTCTGCACCTTTGCGAACCAGTGTAGCCTCTAAATAATCATCTAAATCATTCGCTGTTAGCATAGATGGCGCTAATACTGGGACACCCCTAGCCTGTCCTGGCCTTGTTTTGTCGTAAAAATGAATGACATCCTCGGCAAGAACACGGAAAGATTCAAGCCCTTGCAATTTTGGCGACATATCCCCTGGATGCTGCCTATACATCCAGTAAGCTGCTCTTCTACCCAATGCATCATATTCAATCCCGTGCTGGATCCATCCGCCATTAGGAAGATCCTCAAACTTGTACGAATCCAGGTAATCGGCTTCCAATACTTGCAGTTGCATGGGAACGGATAAGCCATCCGATTCTTTTCTATATCTTATTCTTATCAAGCACTCACCTGATTCTGGTTCCGCGCGCGCAATCAGTCTTTGCAATCCGTACAAATCAAAATGCCCATCCGCATCGCATTCTTTTACCCACTTTTTGTATAATGCCGCTACTTTTTTATCTTTAATGTTTGCCGTGATACCTGTCCCAATGTAATTTGTACATAACACGCGCATCGCTTTTGCAGCGTAAGGGTTATTACGCACCAATTCCCGCGAACGATTACGCAGCAAACTCAATGCAGGCGCTATCTCAGCATTAGCAGAATTACCGGCGCTCACCCAATTACCCGTGCGCCTCCCTGTCTTTGCGCCATCGTAAGATCGCTTGTTGATCTTATCGACTAGCTGCAATGTACGCTTTTCTAGCTTGGCATTGCGAGATATTTTTTTAGCCATTACCGACTACCTCGGCTTATAAAAGAGTATCTTTTCTTCTTGGCAAGTGTCCCGGAATTTTGCAATTCTCTGCGTATCGTATCTCTTGCTCTCATTAAATCAAGCATAGACCTGTAAGTGACTTGCCTACCCTCTGAAATTACCGTCAATTCTCCGCTTGCAATTGCTGACTCGATAGCAGTTAAATCACTGGTTGTAAATGTCATTTTCTCTTACCTATTTTTCTTGATAATCTATAAACCGTACTTGTTGACACTCTAAATTCTTTTGCAATCGATATAAAATCATTGCTTTTCCTTATTCTTTCCATGATCCTGTTATCTATCCCAGGCTCTTTGCGTGTGATATAAACATAAGATCCGGCATATTCTTGACGTAATTTCCTGTCAATATATACGATTTCATCATCATTTAAACCTTTTTCTGATAAAACTTGCGCCATTCTGGATAAAATATCAGTCATCGTCTTAATCTATCCCTCAAAGATCCCATCATTGACCTACCGCGACTCTGTAGTTTTGGCTTAGGTATTGACGCTTTCTGTGATGATTCTTTAACCTCTTGCTGCTCATTGTTCGTTTGTTTTTCTATAACTTTCACCGGGTTTAAAAACTTAGCTTCTAGCGCATCCCAGTCTTTCTTGGTGTACCTATGCGCTCTAATACTCGAATGGTGCAATGTTGCGTAAGCGTAAGTTAATGTATCTAATGGCTCATTCCTAATTCCATCATGCTTTTTGATGTACCTTTTTTTATGTCTATCATAAGTTTCTGAAATCAACCCACCAAAATATTCCGGGCTTAAGTCTTTAGCAAATCTCAACATTCTATCTTCTGGCTTTTTATCCTCGTCATTCGACAACCTCGAGAATATCACATGTTTAATATCCACCGTTCCAACCTGATGTAACATAACACCTTTTTTATCAGACACACCTTTCCACGTCACGTCTTGCATTGACCCTTTGCTCAAAACAGGAGCGTTTAATTTGGTCGCACCAATAATCGCAATAGGAGACCTTATGCGCTTAGATCTGACATAATGCTTAACCGCCTCACCTCTATGGCCGCCAACGTCAATTGCAGTTGCTATTACTTGCAAAACCCTGCCAGATTCATGCTCTATACCAGAATTTATTAGATCTGTCAATTGATCCCAGACATCATCATCAGCAGGATCGCCATGCAAAACAACATAATCCAAGATGGTTGCTGACATATTGCGTCCCCAGCCGACTATCTGCACCTCAAGCCTGTTGTCCTGGGTATCTACACCGGCGGTCACAAATAGCACATTGCTAGGGGCAAAACGTAAGTCATAATGCTCGGCACGGTCAACCAAAGTTTGATAACTTACTGTTTGTATTGTGCGCTTCCAGACTCTCGCTAGCCGGGTATTATAAAACACAATCATCATTGCATCATTACCTTGATCCAGTTTTTCCTGAGCAGCCGCATGCTCTTTGACCATGTCAGCCCAAGAAAGCCAGCCATACGGTAAATACATAGCGCTCGCAGTAAATGATTGTAAATAACCAGTGCTACCAACAACCGGATCAGTCCACAATCCATTAGCAAACATAAGGTTTTTATCTTTGTCGGTATGCATGCCTCCACAAGATTCGCACGGATATAATGCCGCCCCAGACTCATTCACAACCAGCCGCTCGAATATTAATTCTTGCGCGTACCCACAGTGAATACACTCAGCAAGCGCCCTCCTTTGTGTGCCGGACATAAACAGATCATGAATGCGCGACTCGCCATCGATTGTTGGCGATGATGGGTAATAAGATTTTTTGTTTTGCTGAAAAGTAGTTTGTCTACCGTCAGTCAGTTTTTTTGGATCTCCTTCCTGGTCCACGTCTCTTTGACACCTGTCAATTTCGTCAATGATAACGTAACGCGCCGGAACCTCAGAGATATTTGCGGCACTGCCAGCAGTAAATATAAAGAGCGTACCGCCCATGTACTCTTTAGTATCTTGATTGTTTTTTGCATCTCTGGAATTGGGCTTTGCAACCAGGTCACGCAAAACAGGAACGGCTTTGATAGTCTTATCAATACGCCCTGAGATGCGCTTCTGTAATCCGCCAGTTGGCATTAGCCATATAAAATTACTTGGGGATTGATGGATGGTTGATGATAACCAGTTAAGTCCTATCTGAGTTTTAAACATTTGACTTGCAACCATCACAGCAACTTCCTTGCATGGATGATCCGCAGACAAACACCGCATTATCTCCCTAGCGTGCGGTGTCCTTGATGTCCTGTAGTTGCCGTATTCATTCGAGCCGCTTGACTTCGGAATGACCATAAACTTATCTGACCATTCATCGACAGGCAGGTCAAAGTCAGGCAGTAAGCCAAGCGATAAAGTATCGTATAGTTTTTGGTAGCAGATCAATTTAATATTCGATCTTTCTTTTTAAAGATATCACTATATCAACCGTTTCCTCGTCGGTTATATGATTGCTGTTAATCTCAAGCGGACTACTTTCAGTAGATAATGATTTTATCTCTATATCGTCATCAAATTTATCTGAGCTTATCATTTCTAATAACTGCTCTTTTTTTATTATCATTTTTCGATCACTGGTAACTTGGAAAATTGTTCGAGTATTAATCTGTGCTCTCTATTTAATAAAGTCTCTATCTGTTTCACATCATTTATGCTAGCAAGATCAGGAGCAATCCTTCTGGATAATGTTATCAATCCATCTCGAAATTGCCTTGCTCTCTCAAATATAACCTTGTCAACCTGCTCGCGCTCGATAAGTTGCCCTATGAATTTTTCATGCTCGGCAGCCGCTTGCAATGCAGCAGCCTTCTCTCGTAATGCCCTGGCATTCTTAAATAAAACCTCAGCATCTTCGGTTTGCAGATCCAATTGTTGATAACTAACTGCCTCTGTCAGTCCTGATAATCCTTTATCTTCGATTGATTTGTTTATTTCTTCACGTTCTTTTTTTGCCTTCTGATCGTAAAAAGATCCGTTTAAACTGGCTGTTAGTTTTATCCTGTCATCAGATTCCTTAACCAATACAAAACGCTCGTCAGGAGTCATCACTAGCCTTCCATCACTATACCACTTTGAGACCATAGGCTTACTTACACCACGGTACTCTGCATATTGAGACTTAGTTAATTGATTTGTATCACTCAATTTTCACCTGATTAATAATTGTGCAGTTAAACAACTTTGGAAAATGCTCCGCTAGAAAGAAAATGAGGCCTGAATCACCCCCGAAAACCCACTTTCAGACAGTACCTTTTATGTTTATGCATTCCATTCCCCACTTTGCATTGTGTTTTGTGTATTTTTATCATGTCATTCCCCACTTACCTTGCCGTCCTCACTGCCTGATTTATAGCGTTATCGAACTCAGAAGCGAACTCTTTTCTGACCGTATTTGTTGCAACAAACTCGAAATCAAAGATCGGATCATAGTTGTTCGAGCGCACGTATATCAACACCGGCCTAATACTTGTGCCGAAGTTAGACTTTACCCTCTGCCATATGCCGAGCGTGCCTTTATCGCCAACCTTGCCAATGAAGTATTCAAACCCTCTTCGTGACTTTGTTGGCTTAGCTAATCTTGCTTTTGTTGCATCAGTAGCATTAGCCTTGTAGCCAGCCTCAGGGAATGACTTGAAGTAGGATAAAATTTGTGTTATTTGTGATCTTGATATATTTCCGTATTGATCCATCTTAGCTGCTTGACCAGGCACAGTGTAGTAACCAGACGGAAGGTTGCCGGTGCTTCTCAGCAACACCTCATATCTCTTAAGACGTCGAGGTCCGCCGCCTATCTCTGCTCTCAGTATTTTAGTTGCTGGATTGCCTTTTATAGCTAGATCTTTAATACCAACAATTGCGGAAAGGTTTCTCTTATTTGATGGCTTTAAGAATATAGAATTTTGTATGTAAGATGTAGGCCTATCGAACACGTCACGGATTTCATGCTCTTCTTTTTTCTTGACCTTTTGTGCTGTGCGGTTTATAGCCAGCGATGCAGCAAAAGGTATTTGCTTACTAACACCATGCAAATGTTTAAATGCTTTGTCTACATCGGCGGAAACATTTATTGTTGTCATAGATCACCACTAATACACGCACTCTGCTCTTCAGTCATATCATCTATACGCATCGCGTCATAGATTTGTTGTTCTATTGTCATGACATCATGGCCTCGTCTCGAGATATTTAGACAACTGCTCCAATGTCACATGCCTGATGTCCCGCCCTTGCATAAATCTGTACAGTGTTTGCGGGTTAATCTGTGCAAGCTCAGCCACTTTCAATAAATTGGCATCCTTCAGTTTCTCGCGTATTTCACTTGTTGTTAACATTTCTTTATCACTCCTGTTCTTCAGTCATATCATCAAAACAATCATAATCAAAAGCATCACCATCACTCGCATCCCAAACTTGCAAAGAATCATATCCTGAAGAGCATAAATACACTTCATGCTTCTTACAAAGCTCTTCTAGCTCTTTCATAAAATCATTGTATTTTTTAGTCATGATCTTTCCTCAAAGACTTGTATACATAAGTTATCATAAGGCAACATGTCCAACAGAGAAACAATAATAATGCCAAAACAACTTGAGACGTGGTTGCATATCCGTATAAATACATACTTGTAATAACGAACGGACTCGCAGTTATAATCATCGACAATACATATATTATTTTACTCATTTCACCACCTCCACAACAAACTCCCCACCAGTAATGACCTGAATTTTATACTGCTTATTAAGCGGTATCTTTCCATTCTTTCGCCACTCCCATACAGTCTGATACCCAAGCCCCAAAGCTTCAGCAGTCTTACGAGTATCGCCAAAATGTTCAATTACTTTTTCAACTTCCATAAAATCCTCTTTTTATTTTATCAGCTATATCATCATAACATCGCTCAGCATCCACGATATTAGCCTTTATTCTCTCTATCTCAAACTTTGCCTCATCACGGTCAACCTGATAATGATTAAAGCAAACATTGACATCATCCTTCAGTTTTTTGCTGATTTGCATTGATTATCCTGGTTTGAACTAATGACCTGATTAAGAAGGGATTAAGACTTATTCTCCGTTGGTTTATTTATTAAAATCCACTCAGTTTGTTTAATCAGCCTTAGAGTTTGCTGACTTTGCCATCGTATGAATGACCTGGCTGGTCGATAACGCTGTCGCCGTTATCAGCTATCCGGTATTTTTGAGACGCGACGGAACGCGGTCAGTAACATATAATGCGTGTTACGCGCAATATTTTCTATAAAACAAATGATCCTCCCAATTGTTTCCTACGTTTTGGTGAAAACGCACCCAAAGGAAATTTCCTTTGGGCGTCATTCCAACGCGCTGTTAATAAATCAACTAGACCGCTGTCTAGTTGTGCCAGCGGGTTAACGCTGGCTAGCCATTCTGCTGTGTAGCCGTCTTGCATATTTGCACCTGCTCTTCTTGTTCTGTATGCAGACATCGCTGCTTTGAATTGTAATTTGTTCATTTTATTTCTCCTGTTGGTTTATTTAACTGATGAATCCAATTATACAGACTAAATATCGCTTGTCAACTATTATTTAATAAATAACTGATATTTTAACCTACTATTTGATTTATCATTATTAATCAATGGTTTAACACTGCTTAAAGATTAATCTGCGTTTGAGTTATTTTCTTTTATTATCATATAGTTATATAGCAATAATACAGCTAATAGTGAAAGTGTTTCTCGTATAATAAAATAAAGAGTTATCCACAGGTAAAATTTAGACGAAAAAAAAGAGCTAAAAAGCTCTGGTTTGCTATTAAAAACAATGATTTTAGAATGTACTCTACCCTTATCAACTATTATACATAGTAAATAAAAAGGGTATATTTAGAGATTTGCGTTTCTGCGTTTCAGCTTGCTAAGTTGTTGTTTTTCCTTAAAATAACTCGTAGTAACTTTTTACTACAGCTTGCGTTTTTGCTTTTCAGTTTTCTTAATCTTGTGACAAATCCAACTACATCCTGTAATCGGGTATTACGCACTTAGTTTTGGCAACGGCTAATATAACACACTTTTCGTCACTTAAGGAAGATATATGTAGAATTTTCTTTTTTGTACTTACTTTTTCTTTCCTCTGTGTAAACTTTGCCTCTATTTTCAAGCAGTTGAATAGCATCCATGACCAGTGATTTTTTAGCACGATACTTATTAACTACTTTACCTATCGTGACCCCATCATCGCCAATGCTGCAAAGTATCTTTGCGGCCATACTATCTACAGGAGAATCCTTTTCTTTCGCGTTAGAATACGCTAGGAGCGTTTTATATTCGATATCCCTGCGTACATATTCATTCGCCCATTCGACGCATTCTATGGTACGTTCCGTGCTTCCAAACGCCAATATGAATGAAACCTTCTCTACCATTTCATACCCGCGGCGAACAACCGCTTCAAAGCCTGTTCTTTCTGTGTGCTTCTCCGCTTCATTCCAGAACCAGTCAGAACATTCCATCAAAAACTCTTTAGCGTCTTGCTTGGTCGTGATAATGTTATAAGATCCGTTTGACTCGATGCGCTTTGATGTTGACCCATTAGCACGTAATCCTATCAATTGATCTGCCAGGCTATCAGGCATGTCGACAGGAGCGAAATCACGCTTAGCACGTGGGTTTGTGTCCGGTTCGTTGATGATTAAAGAACGTCCTATAAAACCGCTTGTTATCTGCTCAAAACTCACTGAGTCGTTAAATGTTGTCGGAGTACTAAAACCCATTACAGACAGAAATGGATTATGAAGCCCACGATCAAGCCCTGTTATCTGTTTTTCCAGAGAGTCAATATCAGACTGGCAATCAATACCATGGTCAGCTTTTTTGTTGAGCGATGCTATTTCGCGGAGTAATTTTTCTTTTGCCTCCTCTTTTACATCACCCGATAACAGCATGGTTCCGCTTGCTTTTGAGTAAGCGCTCATGAGCATCCCGATAACGCCCTGCAAGTAAGCGGCACCTCCTGATTTATGACTGGATGCCAATTGACGTAAGAAGATACCTAATTCATCAATATTGTAATAACATGCCTGATGTCTCAATAAATTCCTTACCACTTCCTGTTCAGATTTTATCTTGCCATGAACCGCGCCGCTTATATCAGCCGCAATATGAATGTCATTGAAAGCCTGCAGTATCGATTCTTTCCCTGTGCCAGATCCGGCAATACCGAACGAAAAAATGTTACTCGATATGCGACCGTTATCAAGCTTGTGATTGAGACCGCCAACATTACCTAAAGCGGTTAATGCTGCTATAACGGCCAAATGCTCTCTTGGGTACATGCACTGACTATTTATGTAGTCAGTAACCTCACCAGCAAGCCCAGGAGGTCTTTTAAGGTTATGTTTGACTGTTATTGATTGTTGTTCATTAGCAATTGACTCTTGATCGTCGTCGCCAAAGTATTTACGCGCCAATTCATCAAGTTTGTTTTGTATGTTTTTGTCACTCAATTTGTTATCCTTTTTATGTATTCCAAAGCAGCATTGATCCTGATTGATGCCTGAGCTAATCTATCGCGTTCATCAGGTTCAATTGAGCCATTTTTGAGCATGTCATTACCGATAATATGCAGTGCTAATGCCTCCACGGCTAAGCACTCCAACACATTGACAGCATCGTGATATTGCCTTCTTTGCGGGATGGAAGCGTCGAAGTTATCTGATGGCGGGAAAAGTTCTTGTATGTCGATACCGATCGCATTACATATATCAGCAGCAGAACAGTGCTGAGAAAAGCAGTGCATCAGTATGACACCGTTTTGATCTTTGATTGATAAAGATGGGTGCTTATCCTCATGACATGGGCAAGAGACCATCCATTTATTGCCGCCTCTACGCCTGACTTTAGACATGCGTGATAAAAGAGCTTCTATTGTCATTTGCGCTCCAAGTATTCGCAGATTAACTGCACAATCCTATAGCTTGGATTCTTGGCTTTCCCTTGCGCGATTGATAGTAGAGTAGGATATGAGACCCCAATTTCTTTAGCGACTATATAAAGCCGCCTATCTTTCAATTGCTCTTTTATCTGATCTAGTGTTAACATTTTTTAACCTTTTATTAATTAATATTGCAATAATATATCAAACAATTTATAATCGCAACACATAAAACCAAATGGAGATTATTATGGACAAGGAATTTATTATAAAAATTATGAATGATAGAATAGATGAAGAGTGCAGTATAGTTAACGAAGGAATGAAAAAAATTCAAGAAGAATATGATATTAAGTTGGCAAAAATTAATGCAGATAGAGATATAGCAAGAGCTATAATACTTGATAGATTAAGTGAGAAGGCGCACAGAATTTGTGTTGAAATAGAAAATTTAGAACAAAGTTAATTAACCAAAAAAGGCGGCATATAGCCGCCCGTTGGTTATTCAAGAATCATGTAATGTGTTGTTTCTTCTATTTCAGTTCCTCGCAAATCATCAATCATATCACTAGGTATAAATGGCGGCTCTAATGTGCGACTCTCAACACCGTCATTTCTAAGCAGCTTGAATTTTTTACATGCGTTAATTTCCGCTATCTGCTCATTCGATCCAGTGTACTTTTTCCATTCAGCCATGGTGTTTATCCTCCTTTTCGTCAACTATTTTCCAATATGTCCACATACCTAGGTCATCGTAAAAAGATACCTTTGCATTTTTTACGTCAGTCTCTTCAAAAACTATTTGGCGTGGTTTAATTTCGCGCACAGTAACAGTAGAAACAATATCTTTAGATCCATTATCATTAAAGCACACGCTATTGCCGATCGCTACCTTTACTAGCTCCCATCCTTCAGGTAATCCTTCAATTTCAATTTCGCGTTTCATTTTTCCTCCTTAACCTTTAATTAATTTATGCAAATAGTTTATAACCAGACCTATCATTATTACTAAACAAAAAAACCCGAAAATAGCAAACGGTATTGCTGCAAGTGTCAATAGAATCTCTAGCATGATTTTTTTACCTCATAATCACTACCAACCACCCGCAGCGCACCGTTTGTAATAACTTCAACTTTATACGCCACCGTCTCAGGCAAAATATCGCCATACTGATAAATCATTTGACGACTAACACCTAGCGCATTAGCTGCTTTCTGGACACCGCCAAAATGTTTTATTATTTCTTTTGTTAACATCTCCTCTCCTTTTTTATAAATTTAAGTTGACAATCATATAGTATTCAATTACACTTGTCAATGTTGCAATTGATTAACGAAAAGGAGGAGCAAGAATAATGACTAAATGGAAATGGATAGCACAGGATTGTAATGGAAACATATATAAATACGAATCTGAGCCAAGATGCGGTGAGTTTGTGTTTTTCTGTGATGGTAGAGATATGAAACTTATAAAAGAAGGAAAACCAAACCAAAACTTTAAAGACTCATTAATCAACTTAGAAACCGAAGATTATGAGATTGTTGACGGAATCTTGACTAGAATACCTCGCAAGACTGAACTCGATGTTCTGATTGAAGATGTCAAGAAAATTAACAAGAAAGCAGCGAAATGGATGAACAAGAATCGGTATAAGTTGGACGATACTGCCATGCTAGATTATTGTTTTGATTGGGATGATTATCCAAAACATGATTGGTGTGATATTTATGAAAAGTTAGAAGAAATGGAAGAACAACAACCAGCAAAGGAAACATTGAAATATCGTGTTGCCGAATTCAAATGCGAAGATGAAAAATATTTAGTGTTTGCGCAGGACGAATCTTATGCAGTCTTAATCGAGAAACATCATGAGTTTAAAGGATGGCTATCAGACTGGATTGAGGTGGAATGCAATGATTAAACAATACACGCCAGGCATGCAAAT